CATCACCAGGACTATCAAAAGTCCAAGCCCATGCTATTGCGAACCACTAAAGGTTAGAATGATCACGAAAGGTCAACCAGAGATGTGGATTCTTAAGCCACTACAAAAGGCCATGCATAACGCCATGAAATCTTTTAATTGTTTCCGACTTACGTCGGGTCAACATATTGATTTAGATTTCATGGAGTTAAACAAAGGTTTACTTTTGTCAGGGGATTATGAAGCCGCAACTGATAATCTTCACTCGGATGTGATGTCAACCGTAGTAGAGGAACTACTTAAAATTGTTCCACATGAGTTAAAACCATATCTTTTGAAAGAGGGTTCAATGCACGAAATAAGCTATCCAGCTTCTTCGGGCCTTGATCCTATCGTTCAATCGAATGGCCAACTCATGGGGTCTCTTTTAAGTTTTCCAATACTATGTCTGGCAAATGCCGTTACCATCGGTATGGCGTCGAAAGCTGAAAGTCTACACGACATTAGAGCACTGATAAATGGAGATGATATTCTTTATTGTGGAAATCCTCAACTAATTAAAAGTTGGAAGAAGATTTCTGCATCACTTGGGTTAAAACCTTCAGTGGGAAAGAATTATCAGTCCGATTATTGGGGCTCTGTTAACTCACAATTGGTTATCCGTAAGGATAACAAATGGTCAGTTAAGTCGACTGGACTTTACAACTGTTTACGTCGTAAAGATGGTGATGCATTGACTGTTTCGAAAGCTTTAGAAGTCTGGCCCAAGCCACTCGTAGTTAGATGTGCAAAAAACCAATTGAAGTTAACACCTCAATCAATTGATATACACACCAAATACGGGGGGCTTGGTCTAGAAACTACCGTCAAACCGACTCGAACAGATATGGAAATTTATGCTTGGAAAGTCCTTAATAAGAAGTTGAAAATCGATCTGACGATCGATGATCAAACCTTAGTAACCGGACCTAAAGATATAATCTCCAAATATGTTCAAATTGATTTGATGGCTGAAGCTATCAAAACAGGACAATACCCGCCTCGAAATCCTAGTTTCGGAAAGTCGCTCCAATTGTATGATGAGGAGGATTCATCTAAAGATGAAGCCTCGCCAACATTCGATTGGGTAGGGTTCAAAAAATTTCGAAAATTTTACAAAACAGTCCCGGTTTTAAGGGATTTAGTAAAATCATCGAAATTTGGTGAACCTATTAACCATTCAAAAATGGTAACAACTTGGGTAAACACTGAACTTGTGAAATCTCTACCTGTACATAGAATGTTTTGAGTATCGCAG